GGTCGAGGTGCTCGACCAGTCGAGTTATCCCCTGCCTGGCTGGCAACCGCCGCCGCCCATGATGCCGATGCCAATGCCTGGTGCTGCCGGCGGTCTCCCTGGCCCTGGTGGCGCTCCTATGGCGGCACCTGGCGCTGCACCTCCTCCCCCTTCTGCCGCAGCGCCAGGTGTTCCTCCGCCCGGCCTTCCACCTGGCGCGCTCCCGCCTGGTGCAGAAGCGGCGGCAGGTGCGGCTGCTCCGGTGCCTGCGCCTGCCGCTATGCCCCCGATGATGCCTCCAATGCCGCCGCCGGTCGCGCCGACGCTGCACGACATCAAGGTGCGCCGCCGGCACAAGAAGGGCCGCGTCAAGGTCGAGTGCGTGCCGGTCGAGGAGCTGCTGGTGTCGCGCATCGGGCGCGACCTTGATACCTGCCCCCTGGTCGCCCACCGCTCCCTGAAGACCTTCAGCGACCTCACCAAGATGGGTTACAGCGACGAGCAACTGGAGGAGGTCGGCGGCCTCGGCGACACCTTCATGATGAACTTCGAAGCGACCGTGCGGAACCCGGCGATCAACAGCCTTTCAGAGCAGGCCGTGAACGACGACGAGAGCGCCAAGCGGGTCGTCTACAACGAAGCCTACATTCACATCGACAAGGACGGCGACGGCATCGCCGAGCTGCGCAAGGTCTGCATGATCGGCGAGACCGTGCTGCACGATGAAGTCGTCGATGAGGTGCCGTTCGCCATCCTGTGTCCTGACCCTGAACCACATTGCATCATTGGCGGGTCGGTCGCCGATCAGACCATGGACATCCAGCTGCTGATGTCGGCGATCGTGCGCAACGTCATGGACAGCCTGGCGCAGTCGATCCACCCGCGTACGGCGGTGGTTGAGGGCCAGGTCAATATGGACGACGTCATGAACGTCGAAACCGGCGCGGTGATCCGCATGCGCGCGCCGGGCATGGTGCAGGCCTTCGCCGAGCCGTTCGTCGGCCAGCCGGCCATGGCCATCATTCAGTGGCTGAACGAAGTGAAGGCCAAGCGCACCGGCATCGTGCCGGCAGCTGCCGGCCTCGATCCCGACGTGCTGCAGAGCACGACCAAGTCGGGCGTCGATGCGACCGTCCAGGGCGCGCAGGAGCGCACCGAGATGACGGCGCGGCTGTTCGCCGAGGGTGGCATCAAGCGCATGATGCGCGGCATCCTGAGGCTCGTCTGCCGGCACCAGGATCAGCCCAGGATGGTGCGGCTGCGCGGCAAGTGGGTCGAAGCTGATCCCAAGAGCTGGGACGCTGACATGGACGTCATCACGCATGTCGCACTGGGCCGAGGCACCGATGGCCAGCGCCTGCAGGCGCTGGCGCTGATCGCCACCAAGCAGGAGGGCTGCATCCAGCTGGCCGGGGCCGACAATCCGGTCGCCGATCTCAGCAACCTCAGCAACACCTACACCAAGATGACCGAGATGGCCGGCTTCAAAAACTCCGAGGAGTTTTTCAAGCGGGTCAACATGCAGCAGGTCCAGGCGCAGCAGGCGCAGAAGCAGCCGCCGCCTGATCCGAATATGGTCGTGGCCCAGGCGCAGCAGGCCAAGGTCCAGGCGCAGATCCAGATGGATCAGATGCAGCAGCAGCTCGACCAGGCGCGGCTGCAGATGGACAGCCAGAAGGCCCAGGCTGACGCCCAGGCCAAGCAGGCGCAGATCGCCAGCGACGCCCAGCTGCAGCGCGAGCGCATGGCGATGGAAGACCAGCGGGAGCGCGAGCGCATCCGCATGGATGCGGTGATCAGGCTGCAGATCGCCGAGCTGCAGTACGGCACGGCGCGCTCGGCCACCGACACCGAGGTCGAGCTGGAGCATGCCCGACTGCTGACCGAGGTCGTGAAGCACCGCGAGAGCCTCAACCGCGACGAGGAAGGCCACGCGCGCGACCTGCAGGCCGAGATCGCCAAGCACCGCATGACCGTCGAGCAGAAGGCCGAAGCCGCCCGCCTGATGGCCCAGGCCAAGGAGCGCAGGCCAGATGCTTAACGAAGAACAGCTTGAGGAGGTCCGCCAGTTCATGACCAGCCCGACAGCCGAGCTGGTGTTCCAGCAGCTGCAGGCCGGCACGGTGGTGGACTGGATACTCGCCAAGGACTTGGTCGATCGGGAACGTTGCTGGGTTGATCTGCAGGCGCTTCTGCGCCTGCAGAACACGCTGCGCGACGCCACCGCAATGAAACGTCTCGACCAGCGCGCCCAGGAGCGTCGGGTCTATACGTCATAATACGATCGGAGTATGATCATGCCAGCCGACACGACTGGACAAGCCCCACAAGGTCCCAGCTTGGCGGACGCGGCGAAAGCCCTGGAAGGTCTCCTCGACCTCCCTGAGACAATCGAGGACCAGCCAGAAGTAGCCGTTGAAGAAGCCCCCGCCGACACCGACGAGGGCGTTGCTGCCGAAGCTAAGCCGGAAGAGACGACCGCAGACGAAGCGGAGGTCGGCGAAGCCGAGGCGACGGAGGCCGAAGAGAAGCCGGCTGTTACTGCGGACAAGGACCGTCTCGTCCCCGTCACTATTGACGGAAAAGTTGAGACGCTACCCCTGGAAGAAGTAGCGGCAGGGTATCAACGGCAGTCGGACTACACGCGCAAGACCCAGGAGCTGGCGAGCCACAAGCAAGCCGTCCTGGAAGAGCGTCAGACCTACGCCACGATGCTGGTGGCGCTCCGCGATCAGCTGCAGCAACAGCAGCCCGAGGAGCCCAACTGGGACGAGGTGTATAGGGCTGACCCGGTTGGCTACGCCCGCCGCCGTGATGAATGGAGGGACAAACAGGATAAAATTGCGGCCTCGCAATTTGAACTGTCCCGTCTCCAGACATTGCAGCAGCAGCAGAACGCTGAGCAACTCGCTCAGGTGGTGGCGAAAGGTCGAGAGAAGATGCTCGACATGAACCCCGCCTGGAAGGACCAGACGGTCTTTGAGAACGATCGCCAGCAGCTCGTGCAGTATCTGCGCACGACTGGTGGTTATTCTGCCGAGGAGATCAGCCAGGCCTACGATCCACGCGCCGTCGTCCTCGCGGACAAGGCGCGGCGCTGGGACGAGCTGATGGCCAACAAGCCGAAGCCCGTCGCCAAAGCAGGACCGAAGGTCGCCGCTGCGGGCCCTGCCGTACCGGCTGGTGTCACAGCCAGACTTAACAGCGCGCAGCAACGTCTCGCCAAGAGCGGTCGCATGCAAGATGCGGCCAGGGTGTTCGAACAGCTGCTCTGAGTATCGGGCAGCTCTGCGTGAGGGCGTACAACTATGGCTTTGATTACCAATACGGTCACCCGTTACGACGCAACGCGCGCCGTACGCGAAGACCTCTCCAACATGATCTACAACATCGCGCCGACTGAAACGCCGGCGATGTCGAACTTCGGGCGCGACACTGCAAAGCAGACACTGTTCGAATGGCAGACTGACGGCCTTGCAGCGGCGGCAAACGTGCCGGTGCTGGAAGGCGATGACATCGTCGGCACGACGGATGTTCGGGCCCCAACAGCACGAGTGAACAACTTTTGCCAGATCAACCGCAAGATCGTGACCGTCACCGGCACCCTTGAGGCGGTCGATAAGGCAGGCATGAAGAGCTACCTGGCCTACGAGCTGGCCAAGGCGTCTTCGGAAATGAAGCGCGACATGGAAGTCGCCGTTACCGGCACGCAGATCGGCAACGTCGGCAGCAACTCCGTCGCACGCAAGACCGCCGGCATGGGCGCGTGGATCATCACCAACTGTTCGGTCGGTGCCACCGGCACCGTGCCGACGATGTCGGCGGCTAACCTCAACGGCTCGCCGTCAGCGGTGCTGGCCGCAGGCACGCCGCGTGCGTTCACCGAGGCGCTGTTTAAGACAGCGCAGGAAAGCGTGTGGCTGCAGGGCGGCAAGCCCAAGATCGCGCTGATGAACTCCAGCCAGAAGAAGATCTTCTCGACCTTCGCTGGCATCGCCACGCGCTACCGCGACGTCCCCTCGGGTCAGCAAGCTGACATCGTCGGCGCAGCGGACAGCTACGTTGGCGATTTCGGTGAGACTGATGTGGTGCCCGATCGGTTCATGCCGGTCGACACCGTCTACGTCGGCGACCCCGAGTATTTCTCGCTGGCCTACCTCCGCAACATGCGGACGGAAGTGATGGCGAAAACCTCTGACGGCGAAAAGCGCATGATCCTGTGTGAGTGGGGTCTCCGCGCCAAGTCGCAGTTCTCCTGGGCCACGATCACTGGCCTGACCTGATCCTGGTTCCCTCGCCCCGCATGGCGGGGCGAGGGGAACCTTGAGGGCGGGAAGCGTAGCGTACGCCCGCCCTCTTTTTCCCAGGAGGGTCCGATG